AAGTCCTTGATTAGTACGTCCTGCATCTACACCTACTGCAACTCCGCCATTACCTTGAGTTACTTCACCTGCTCTACTACCAACAGCAACGGCACCCATTTGTGCTGTCATACCTGCGTGGTATCCCAGTGCAACTGCGCCTGCATTTTGACTTGTTAATCCTGCACTACTTCCTATTGCTATTGAATAAAATTCTTGTGCAGATTTAAAAGTTAAAGTTCCTGATGGTGTTCCATTGTTTGCTATTGCATCTATAGTGATTGTGGTAGCATTATCAACACTGAGTACTTTTTGTTGTTGTTCTAACAAAGTATAAGTGAACCCAGTTCCAGTAATTCTCATACCAGCAATAATACCAGTAGTATCATCAACCACCATTGTAATTGGATCACCACTTACTCCACCACTCACGTATGTTGCCGTTACTGAGGCACCTGCGCCAGCGTCTTTACCAATTGCTATACATTCTATACTTTGTTCAACGTTACCTGCTTTTTCACCAATTGCTATTGCGTTTGTGGCTTGAGTTGTTTGACCTGCATACTGCCCTATTGCTATTGCTTTTGTACCTTGACTGGTTTCCCCTGCTTGACTACCTAATGCTACTGCGGCTACTCCTTGTCCTGAGTTACCTGCATTGTTACCTATTGCTTGTGCATAATCACCAACACCGGCTGTTCCTTTACCTATTGCGACTGCTTCTGCACCTGCCGATGCACTCTGTCCTATTGCCACATTAGATGTTGTGCTATCAAATAATGCTGTATCACCTGCAAGAGCAGTTGTGCTAGTTGTACCCAATGCCAATGCATCAGTAATTCCATAACCTGCTATTGTAGTTGGTTTGCTTGTAAGTGAAGTAAACGCTCCATCAAACAATGCTGTATCACCTGCAAGTGCTGTTGTACTACTTGTACCCAATGCCAATGCATCAGTAATTCCATAACCTGCTATTGTAGTTGGCTTGCCTGTTAAACTTGCGAATGATTGTGCTGGTACACTTGTTAAGAAATTTGTTCCTGATATTGTTGCCCCAGTGAAGTCAACGCTTGTTGCCCCAGTAAAGTCTACTGCACCTGTGAATGCCGGGGAAGCAGATGATATAGCATCTGTAATTCCATAACCTGCAATAGTTGTCGGTTTACTTGTTAAATCTGCAAACGCTACACTTGTTAAGAAACTTGTTCCTGTTATTGTTGCACCTGTAAAATCTACTGTTGTGCCGCTTGGGTAATCTACTGTATTGCTTCCATCACCAATTGTAATTGTTACAGTATTTGAACCACCGATTTTAATTTTACCGTTAGTTCCTGTTCCTGAGCCAGCATTAATAATTGCATCACCACCGTCACCTGATGTTGACTGTCCGCCTGCCAGTGTTAAATTTTGTCCATGTGAACTTGTGGCTAGTAACGGACTCATTGCAGATGTTAATAAGTTTCCGCCAATTGTAATATTATTAATTCCTGTTAAATCATTTGTACCAAAATTGACATCGCTTGAAACTGAAGCACCTGTTAAATCAAGTGTAGATGTAATTGCTAAATTTGCAAAACTACTGCTAGAAGTTGTAGACGTAACGTTTCCTGTTAAGTCACCTGTTACATTACCTGTTACATTACCTGTTACATTACCGTTTAAATTTCCATTTAATATACCATTTACACCATCTACAATTAAAGTACTATCATCAGCAAACACACTGCCTTTGATATCTACTTCTGATGCTGTGTTACTAGAACCTGTAAGTGTATATAATTCGTTAAAATTTTCGTTGATTTTAGTAAAAGCACTGCGTAGAGAATCTCCGTTTCCGGAGTCGTTGCTTGTACCTGTGTTAATTAGTTTTTTTGGCATGATAATCAGTTCCCTTGTTACTGATATTTATTCTATAAATACAATTACTATGCCCAGACTCAGTTTATATAAACCGGAGAAATCCGCAGATTATCGCTTTATAGACAGGAATGTTAACGAATCCTTTCAAGTAGGCGGTACAGACATATTCATACACAAGTACGAAGGTCCTATCGATCCTGGTGCTGATAAAAGCACCCCAAGTCAACCTTATGGAACAAACGATATACCTGAGACAAAAATACAAGATTTATTGTTTTTAGAAAATAGAGATAGAAAATATTCAGATGATGTGTATGTTATCCGCGGTATTTACAACGTACAAGATTTAGACTTTGATCTTTCACAATTTGGAATGTTCTTACAAAATGATACTATTTTTATAACATTTCATATGAATAACAGTGTTGAAAATTTAGGTAGAAAATTAATGAGTGGTGATGTATTAGAACTACCACACTTAAAAGATGAATATGCACTTAATGATTATGGTGTTTCACTTAAACGTTTTTATGTAATAGAAGATGTAAGTCGTCCGAGTGAAGGATTCAGTCAAACTTGGTATCCACATTTATTAAGAGCAAAATGTAAACCGATATTAGATAGTCAAGAATTTAAAGAAATTTTTGATAAAGATAGTGGAGAAGGAACAGGATCTACTATACGTGATGTCTTATCAACATACGAAAAAGAAATGCAGATTAACGAAGCAGTGTTGAATCAAGCAAATGAAGATATAACTGGAGATCCAAATCAACCAGTAGTAGGTGGATATGATACAAAACAATATTTTGTAGTACCAACTGATGACAGTGGTAATGTGTTAACTGAAGAAGGATCGCAGACAGATATTAAAGTAGATACTACTAAATTAGATGCAAGTGCAATTTTAAAATCTGCTAAAAACAACTATTATGTTGGTTACTTAACAGATGATGGATTACCTACTAACGGAAAACCATACGGATTTGGTTCACAGTTTCCTCAAGGTGCTGTAGAAGGTGAATTTTTTCTTAGAACAGATTATTTTCCAAATAGATTGTTTAGATACAATGGAAGACGATGGACTAAATTTGAGGATAATGTAAGAGTACAAACACCAAGTAGCGATACTGCACAAAACCAAATTGGTACTTTTGTTAATAATGACAAGAAGCAAACAATTAATAATAAAGAAGTTGAGCAACGTCAAGCATTGTCACAAGTACTTAAACCAAAGGCAGATAATTAATGCAACATTTTTATGATGGACAAATAAGACGCTTTGTAACACAGTTTGTTCGTGTTATGAGTAACTTTAGTTACAAAGATAGTGCAGGCACTTTACGTAAGATACCAACAAGTTACGGAAATCTTACTAGACAAGTAGCACATATTATTAGAGACAACAGTGAAAACAAAGTTGTAAGTGCTCCTCGTGTTAGTTGTTACATAACAGGATTAGAATATGCAAGAGACAGAGTACAAAATCCAACTCATGTAAGTAAAGTTCATTTACGTGAAAGAGATTATGATGCTACTACGGGTGAATATACCTCTGCACAAGGACCAGGATATACAGTTGAAAGATTAATGCCTGTACCATTTAACTTGCAAATGAAATGTGATGTATGGAGTACTAACACTGATCAAAAATTACAAATTATGGAACAAATGCTGGTATTGTTTAATCCTAGTTTAGAAATACAAAGCACAGCAAACTATGTTGACTGGACAAGTTTAAGTTTAATTGAACTTCAAAGTGTAAACTTTAGTACTAGATCTATTCCTCAAGGAACAGAAACAGAAATTGATATTGGAGAACTTACATTTACAATGCCTATATGGATTACACCTCCAGCAAAAGTAAAACAGTTAGGTGTAATTGAAAAAATTGTAATGAGTGTATTTGACGAAACAGGAAGTATTTCAGACGGTATTATTGACGCCGCTGATCCAATGGCAACAGTGAATGTTACACCAGGAAACTTTGGCTTGTTAGTATTAAACAATACTGCTAAATTATTAGCACCTGCTGAAGGAGTATCAGAACCAACACCAGGTAACTTTGATAGAACCGGAGAGGCTGTTAGTTGGTTTAAACTATTAGATCAATATCCAGGCAAATTTAGAGCAGGGTTAAGTACAATAAGATTAGCAAAAGCAGACGGCAACGAAATAGTTGCAACAGCAAGTGTAAATCCAACTGATGACACACAAATAGTTTTAAACTTTGATAGTGATACAGTACCTGGAAACACAATTCTTACAGACAGTGTTGCTAGTAGAGGAACTATTGATGCTATAATTGATCCATTAACATTTAATCCAGACTTAGACAACCTAGCACAAGGTACACGTTATCTAATTCTAAATGACATACATCAACACTTAAAGAATGACAGTTCAGATTCTAATATGAATGCTTGGCAAAATGCAGATGGTACAGTTGTACAAGCAAGTACAAACGATATCATTACATGGAATGGAAGCAACTGGGAAATTACTTTTGATGCAGGTTCTAATGATGAGCGTGCCGATTCTAGCGTAGCACAGACCCCTGTCTACATAACTAATACATATACAGGAGTACAGTACAAGTTCACAAATGATGCTGGCGCCTGGTTAAAAAGTTATGAAGGTGAGTATTTAAAAGGGTCATGGCGACTAGTACTATAAAAGATAAAAACATTGTTTGCAGTGGAGCATTATTTTATGCTCGTAATACCAAACGATTTCTATTCTTAGAACGAACTAAAACAAAAACTGCTGGACAGTGGGGACTTGTTGGTGGAATGGCTGAAGGAAATGAAACTCCGTGGACAGCACTTGAACGTGAAATAAGTGAAGAAGTTGGAAAAACTCCAACAATTAAAAAAGTTATTCCTTTAGAAATGTTTACATCAAACGATAGTAAGTTTCATTTTCATACATACCTTGCTATTATTGATAATGAATTCATTCCTACATTAAATGACGAACATAGTGGTTATGCTTGGACTAATGTTAATTGTTGGCCTAAACCATTACACGTAGGATTGCGTAATACATTACAAAATCGTGTAATAAAAGACAAGTTACAAACAGTTTTAGATTTAATTGTTTAAGTTACGTTTGATAAATCAAGATAGTTATAATCCATCTTAATACCTAAACTTTTTGGAAGTATATTGAACGCAATAGTTACACGTTCTTTATCGCTTGGTTGACTATCATGTACTAGATAACTTGGAAATAATAATAATCTTCCAGGCATAGCATTGATAGTAAATATTTCACTTGTGAATGCAGTATTTTCTGCACTACTAGTTTTTATAATTTGTCTTGTTTTATCGTGATTGTAGATTCTAGTTGGAGTATTTTCTTCAAAATACAATACACCACTTATTAAACTATTTGAATGAAAATGTGAATAGATATTTCCACCTTCTTTTTCGTTAGTGTTTGGTGCATACTTATTACCCCACATCTGAGTAATAAAATATTCTTCTTTTCTCCAACCTACTGTTTCACTAAATGCACATGCACTATCTAAAATACTTTTTACAGTATCTTTCATATAATCTTTTTTATGTAAGTCATCTTCACTTTGTAAGAAATTATCACCTTGTACCCAATTTATTTTGGATATATCTGGAAGATCAATAGTTGTGGTTGCAATTGGTATTGGAAAGATACCGCTAATGTTCAGTTCATTCTTCATACAAATAGTTATATAATAAGTACTACTACAATGGACAAACTGAAGATTAAATTTACTAAACCCCCCGGAGCAATTAATAGTTTAACAGCACAACAAGTAGTTGTTGATAAATTTGAAGATTGGGAAGAAATTCCTGATCCTATGCCTGCTACAAAGATGGTACCTGATTGGTTTAAACAAACTAAACCATTAGGAGGTCCTATTGATACTATGCCTACTATTAAGAAATGCCCACCATTTTTAGATGCAATAACATCGGGGTATATAATTAATTTTTGTTCTACACTTAATGTTAAACGTATTACAGATTCACAAGTTTCTAAAACAGGTAAAGGATCAATGTTTATGAGTTCACATGCTATTGGGCAGTTTGAAAATGCTCCGTGGTATGGCAAACCTGTATTAAAATTTGCTAGTCCGTGGATTATTGAAACACCACCAGGTTGGAGTTGCTTTTTTACTCACCCACTAAATGTTCCAAATGATCAATATCATATGTTGAGTGGTATAGTTGATACAGACTCATACAGAGTTCCTGTTAATTTTCCTTTTATAATGAATACGCCTTTAGGAGGAGAATTTAATTTTGATACTAAAACTCCAATGGTACAAGTTATTCCTTTTAAAAGACAAGATTGGGAAATGGAAGTTGGTACAACAGATTGGAACGAATGGAAGAGTCATCAAGGAGTATTAGGAAACTCTGGTGACGAGGCTTATAAAAAGAACTTTCATGTAAAGAAAAAATTTACTTAGGAGTAATTGTAACAGTACCCATACCCTGTTTTACTTCAAACTTAATATCTTTATCATCGCCTACAACTTGAATGTCAGGCCCACTAATACGCACAAGGTTAATCATTATATCGTAACGACTGCGTTTATCAGGGTTACTTAATATATCATATGCTTCTTTAACTTTTTGAAAAACTTTTGGATCACCTTTTCTATCAGGGTGAGTTTTCATAGACAATTTTCTGTATGCTTCTTTAATTTCACTTTGAGAAGCACTAGCGTTAACGCCTAAAACTTTATATAAATTATCTTCTTGCGTCATAGAGCAAATCGATTTCAGTAATTGAAATTTTAGCGTCTACAAACGTACTATCTTCGCCGTATTTAATTGGCTTAACTGCAATAAACCCACCACGAACGTTTGGCATTATTTCAATACAGTTAGGTGGAATGATAAGATCATAAGTTTCAGCAGTAATTAATTCGTTTAGTGAATTTTCATCTGTTGTAAATCTTAAATGAAATGCTGAATTACTTGTTGCTATTCTTACTTGTTCAGTAAAGAATGGCCCCATTCTAAAACTTACATCACCTGTGACGTCTGTTACTTCATATACGTTGGTTGTATAAAATCTTTTAATCATGCTCATACAACTATTTATATGTTCTTATACCATTTTGTGAGATAGTCATAATGGTTGTCTAAGTCACGCATTGTACGATCTATACGATAGTTTTCACTATCAACATAACTTTCTGAATATTTCAAATAATCATCACTCATAAAAGAAATACTTTTGTCATAAAAGTCACTGCCGTATAACATTTCAAACCATTGTCCTGTATGAAACATACTAGTGATCCCAGGTAAGAACATACTATCCTTTGGACCAGGTACAAACATTTCTAATCTTTTCTTACATGTATCAGGAAGTTCTTTGCTTGTAACATCTCTCCAAAATTGTGTGTCTTTTCTAGAAGCAAATTTATAGTGTGTAAAAATAAAATCTCTAATTTCATAGTACATTGCTAACCATTGATTGTTAATATAATGTAAATTATCCTTACCCCATGCACCATCACTAAATCTTAAACTCTCTACTAAAAATTCAACTGACTTTGTAGTAAATGTTATTCCTGTTGCTTCTAATGGTTCTACAAATCCTGCACTTAATCCTATTGCTACTACGTTATCGTGTGCAATACCTTCGTGTGTACCAATACGCATTTCTAAATGATTTGCAGGAGCATCAAACTCGCCAATTGCTTCGCGTAATTCTGCTTCTGCATCTTCTTTTGAACAGTATGCATCACTGTAAACATAGCCATTACCAATACGATCATAAGTTGGAATAGTCCAACGCCAACCGTTTTTCATAGTAGTTGCTTTTGTATAAGGATGACATTCTTCTTGTGGATTAGTATATTGTGTAGGAATAGCAACTGCTCTATTACATGGTAAATTTTCACTTTCGTCTATATATCTAACACCTAATGTTTTTCCTAATAATAAACTTTTAAATCCACTACAGTCTACGTATAAATCTGCGTGGTATTCAACACCAGAAGCATCACGTAAACATTTTATACCTTGTTCAAACGTATCTACTTCAGTAATTTCTGTGTCAACAATGTCAATTTTATCTTTAATATTTTCTTTTACTGCTTCGCCAATTTTATGTGCATCAAAGTGTACAGCGTCCCATGATGGTGTAAGGAATCCGTGTGTAAAATCCATAACATGACTTAGTTTTGGAGATTTATTTGCTTTAGCAAGTTTATAACTTTGTACAAAGTTGAAAAATTCTTTTTTACTTTTACCTAACCAGTAATTAAATGTTGGAATTTCAGGACCTAATACA